ATAGCTCCGCATAACCCAGTAGTTTTGTTTACGTCTACCCACCTCCACCACATACAAAAACTGCCTATGCAGCAGCAATGCTCAGCGTCAGCAAGCGAGTATCTGTTAGTAACTAATGCACCGCTTCCCACTAGTACTAACTGCACTTTAGGACACCATTTCTTAGCAGCTTCATTCTCTGTTAATACCATCTATAACCTCCTGGGTTATACCTTTTGATTTTCTCAACATTGCAATGTAGTCCTGCTGTTCGCAATCTGCTGTTGTAATTTCTTTTTTAGGCCAGCTTTCAGCCCATAAAACAGTAACAGAAGCCATACGCTTAGCACTGCATGGTTTTCTGCAGTATAGTTTTGCAGTTTGTTGCTGCGTGTTGTGGTACACTATACGCATTTTGCAACCACATACCGAGCAAGTGCCATCAGTCTCGAAAGGGTATTTTACATAGTACTTGTACAGAGGATTTTTTGCTGTTTTACAGTACACTTTCAGCCTCCGTAGACAGTTTTTTAAGCTTAGTAGCAATAGGGTCTGGCTTCCATAACAAAGATTCTCTTTCTATAGGTATCTGGCTAGGATGAGTTGGGATAGTCTTTATAAGCTTACCGTCCACAACAACATCAGTCGTGTATTGCCCTAAGTGATTTAGTTTAAAATAAGCTGTAACAGAAACTTCTGGCATAACAATCTCCTTTTAAATATCCATGTTGTTTTGTTTTCGTTTGAATCGTGGAAGAAACAAACTATAGAACTCATTACTATCCGATTTTATTACATCATTGTACAAAACTTCTATTTTACTACCAATGTAATGCTCTGGTTCCTGGAATACGTCAAACTTGGATAAACCAGAGCCTACATTTACTCTAACTACTTTGCCTTCTACTTTGCCTTCGCATAGCAAAGAGCCTATTGCTCCAGCGTACTTACCAGTGCCTTCTTTTACACCAGTACAAGTAAGCACACACTCCTTTATAGCCTTTTTCTTAATAAGCATGCTGGATCTAGCCCATACATAAGGGTCCTCAGGATAGCGAAGTATCAAGCCCTCATAACCTTTAGCAATCCTGTCCTCATATAATGATTCTATTTCTTTGGCCGAATTAACTGATGTTTGCTCAGAATATCTTATTGATATATCAGGTATATGAAAATTATTCAGCTCACGAAGCCTTGTTAAATAGTCTTTTGAAGAATTTTTATTCTCCCAATCTTCCAGTGGCATATAGTCAAAAATAACATAAGAATACCCTGGAATGTCAGTAGAACCGCCTTTAAGCACACTATTTACATGCCCAGTTATCCCAGTCCTGTCATTTTGCAGACCGTTACCAAGAACCAACTCTCCGTCGTACACTCCTTCAGGGTATTTGGACATGTTGCGAACTAGAGAGTCTATGTTAAGCTGTTTTCCTGACCTAGTTCTTAATATAGTTTCGTCAGCATATACAAAAGCAAGCACCCTTACACCATCGTACTTTGTGGATGCAAGTATAGGAAACTTAGTAACAACTACGTCCTCAGCAAGCATTACTTTAAATTCAGGTATTGCTCCAGGATATGCTTTGTTTATTGTTGTAACAGATACTCCTGCGTTAATGCTGCCAGCAAGAACAAGTCTAAAAACTTCACCGTACAGTTTGGATGCTGATTTTGCAATATCCCGGCCAGATTGCCCTATGTAATTGCCAGTGGATAACCTGTCCAAAACATTGAACATTTCATTATAATCACACAAATCATCAATAAATGTAGTATCAGCAGGCGGTGACACATAATAGTTTTTTGACGAATCATAAGTATACGAAAGAAACTTTATCCACTGAAAATTATTGCTGTGGCTTTTAAGTATCTTTAGCTTTGCATTACTGCCTTTTGCTCTCCTAAGAGCATGTACTATGCTTATCATATAAACACCTCCTGGACTATTACACCTTTTTCTTTTAACATAAAGTACCCGTACCTTGTAGACTCTTCCCATCGTGTAATGTCCAGCTCAGGTATAATGCCTATGACTACTCTGGATATACCTGACTGTACAATAATAGCTGCACAGTTAGAACAAGGCGGTATAGGAGTCACGTACAGCGTGCATCCTGATAAGTCTCGCTTAGCATACAAAATAGCATTTACTTCTGCATGTATTGTCTTAGCTAACTTTACCTCTCTGCTATCGTCAGGGTTATCAGTAATGCCAGATGGATAGCCATTGTAACCAGTACTTACAATAGCTTTTCCATCAGCTATAACACAACCGCATTTTGTAGAAGGGTCTTTGGACCACAATCTTACTAAAGCAGCTGTTTTAAGGAAACGAGAGTCCCATTTAACTAACTCTACTGTAGTCATTTTAATAGTCCTCTATGCTGTGCAACTCGCTAATAAGATTTTCAAAAAGCTCCTTAAATACAATACCTCCAGGCATTTCCGATCTTTGTTTATTGTAAATAAACCACTGCTCTTTGTGGTCGAAAATGTCATTGCGAGGTTTTTCCGGCATATATAAATTACTGCTGTGGTCAGTCTGTGCAGTTTTTACATACCACATGTCAGGCTTATTAAAGTCGATTACATGCTTAAGCGGTGGTAATTGCTTAGCAGCAGCAACAAGCATTTTCATTGCTACAATATTATCAGATTCAGGTTGGATTTGTCTATCCAGCCTCTGGTGTAGGAAGTTAATAAAATCGTTAATATTTACCCTTGCATAATAGTGGTTAGTCATAGCTCGTGGTAGTATAGTACGTGCATCGAGTATACTAACGTTTTTGCTATCTACCATGTCAGCATAAAGTTGTTTTGCATCTTCTACAATTGCTATAAACCTGGTTAAAAACTCTTCGTTAACTTTACTTAACATTGACGGTTTTACTAAGCAAGCATCAAATCGCTGATCCCTGTCACCAGTGCAATGTGCAGAAAACGACATAGCACGATGACGAATTAAGTGAGTAACATCCACTAAGTCTATGTTGGAGATAAGGAAAGTCAAGCCTACAGTCTCTTTTGCTGTTGGTAGAACTTCGCCTTTAAACATCTTAAGGACTGCTTCTCTTCTTTCGTTAGGACTGTAGTAAACTGGGGACCTTGGGTTAGCTTCCCATGTAGCTAAAGCAAACTCAGGAATATAGCGCTCAAGTTGCCCCATTGTAGGACAATCTATAAGCCTTACATTTATGTTGCTTAAGTGCTCTATAAATGTAGTGCTAGGTTTTTTACCAAAGTGCAACTCCATTGGAAACTTTTTGTCTTGTAAGTCGTTGTTAATGGGCATTTTAGTCTCCTTATTTGTTAGTGCCAGTGATTAAAAACTCTTCAACGCGAGAAGCATAGCCTTGAATATCGTGCCAAGTGTCTATGTGTCTTGGAGTTGTTGCAAGTCTTGACAGTTTGTTGACAATGTCAAAAATCATAACAGAATCCATTTCTTCCATATACTCGCCGTGATTCTCCAAGTAAACTTCTTTTATTAAGTGCATAATGTCAGCACGAAGCTTAGTGCCAACCCAGTAAGGGCCGTACACACTATGTCTTTCACTTACAGTTTCTTCAACTTTTTTAGTTCCACTCATACGGTTTTAGCTCCTCCTCCAGTTGTTTTACTCTTGCTATAGAGTTGTCAAGAACTACTTGCATATATCCTTTATTGCCCATGCTTACTTCCACTTGGGCAAACTGGATGCATTGCATTGCATCAGCTAGATGAACTATTTTAGCTTCCAGTGACTTAGGCTCTTCGTCGAAAGCTCTCGAGCCAAAAGCTACTATAGGAGGTAGTTGCTGTGCTACTTCCTCCTCACATATAGCGTAAGCTTTTGCAATCTGTGGATATTTTTTCTTTATAATGTGAGGGCAGTCGTTAAGTTCCATTTCGGACATGTCGTGAGATATAGCAATTATTAGTGCAGTGCCAAGTTTAAACTCGTACTTAGAGTGCAAGTCCAAAACAATAGCAGCAACAAAAAAACCGTGCTCAGCTACTGACTCTTCATGTATTTTAGGAACATTGCTGTATCGCTTGATATAAGCTAGCCTGTATATGTCGTGTAAGTAGTTCATATTATTCTACATGTCCTTTATATTTTCTGACTTTTATAAAGTGATTTACAGCAGCATCCTTTAGAGTAATAAAAAGTTGCTCGTATACAGTGCATACTACAGAGCCAGATTCGGATAGCATTAAGTTAAAGTTACCCTGCCCTTTGTAGTAGTAAACTATTGGAATTGACTGGGCAAATGCATATCCACATTCAAAGATAGTGCCCATATCCTTGCCTTCAGTGGAAGCTATCATAAAATCGCAGTCATTTATGTGCCGGAGATTTTCCTCGAATACCTCGCTTGCTGAAGTCTCGCCAGGGACATACAAAAAGTCCTCTTTAGGGCTGTATACAGTAATACCAGCATCCTTGCATGCTTTAAGTACTTCCTGTCTTGCTTTTTCTTGTTCTGGAGAGAACCAACCAGCAGCAATATAAGCTCTCATAATGTTTGCCTTTTTAAGATTGAATTTTTAATAATGAATGATATAACCTACAGCTCATTTCTAATTATTCAAACCACGCTCAGCTAAACTTTGCTTTTATCAGAAGCTCCAGTTAACTTTGTATTCAGCCTCTGGCGGCATAGGTAGATCCGGAATAGCTAGGTCTTTAATGACATAGTACCATGCTTCTACCATGCACTCGTTAAGTCGTTCTACCCATTTGCCTGCTTGGTCCTCCCGTACAAGCAAAGCGTTTGAATCGTGGATTGTATTTATTAGGTTTTCGTCAGGATACCGCTCTTTCAAGTACTTAAGCGATGTTTTTGTTACTTCAGAACTACTTCCTTGGATAGGAACGTTAAGTGAGTCAGGTACAGTAAATGTTCTTACTGGCCTACCTAATGCTGTAGTAATGTCAAGGTACCCGTATACTCTAAAATGGTTTTTGTGCATGTTATGCCATTCAGAAAAGTAAGGGTAAGCCTCGAACCACTTTTGACTTATCTTCTTGCATGTAGCTAAGTCCTCTAGCAAACCGCCCCATGCTCTGATTGTTGCTTGGAGTTGACCTACACCTCCTCCATAAATTAGCAAGAAGTTGCAAATTTTTCCAATCATTCGTTGGGTTTTAGTAATGATTTCAGGAGTAACGTTATACAGAATACAACCAGTATAAGTATGTAAATCTACGCCTTTGAATATCATTTCAGACATAGTGGGCTCGCCTATCCAGCAGCAAGCCATCCTAAGTTCCAGACCAGCATAGTCTTTATAAACAATAACATAACCTTCTGGAGCATGTAGCACATCTAAAATACGCCTAGGGATCTGCTGTAAGTTCTCGTGGCTGTAGCGATCGCCACCAGTGCATGACATCCTGCCTGATATTGTTCCACAAGGATTGAAGAAGCCTTTTATAACAGGCCTGTCATACTTTTTAAGGAACATTAAAGTCTTGGAGGCTGCTCTGGCATTTTTTATGTTCTCAGCATCTTTGTTGCCAAGCAATGACATGTGGACTAAAGTGTCCTTATCTGACGAAGGTGTACCGAGCAAAGCACATACTTGCTTTGAGGAGTTAGGGTTTACAGTAAGAAGCTCGCCAAGTCGTTCCATCTCAGCCATTACTTCTTGACGTTTCTTCTTTACTGTTTGTCTGTTTATTGGTATACCTCGTCTGGCATACTCAATAGCAAACTTTAAATTGAATTTGTCCAGTAAATACACCTCTGTGCTGCTTGCTTCTTTTACTTCATCGTATAGTATAGATAAGAAAAGAACGTCATAAGCAGCATATTCTAGCATTTTTACTGATAGTGGGCCTCCCCAGTCAGCTTCCTGATTCTCTTTCTTATCAATACCTGCAAGTCTATCGTCAAACTGATTTATGTGCTTTAAGCAAGTGTAGAAGTCGAACTTAGGACCTTTCTTAAACAAGTGGATCCTGCTGAGATACAATGTATCGTCAATGTCCTCTGGAAGCCATAGCTTTTCCGTATGGCAGTTTATTGTATGTAAGTCATATGATGCATTGTGGTAAACTTGTTTGTATTGCTGTACAATGTTTAGTACAGAATCAAGACCAAGAAACATACAGTCAAACAAAACAGCGTGGTCCATACCTTCCTGGTACGCTTGGAATAGTCGGACATTCCCGTACAGACCCCCAGTAGTTTCGCCTTGTTGTTCATAAGTCTCCGTATCACAGAACATTGTTAATGACTTGTCAAATGGGTTTACAAAGTCTTCCCAGTCTCGTATAAGTTTGTACATGACTACTCCAATATTGACTGCTTTATTATAGGGTACTTATCCTTAAAGTCTACTAATATCTTTTTAGGTTTTTTAGCTTTACTGGACAACTCAAATGCTTCTTGTGTATCGCTGTACTTGTCTAAGCCCCTCCTTTCAAGCCAGACCATTGCTTTATTTTTAGCATAACCAGAGTGATTGCAGCAAACCCATTCTTTTATCCTAGTTACTCCACAGTGATAGACAGCAAGAAGGCTATCGGGCTTACCAGCCTTCCTGTGGATGTCGTAACTAACTCGTTCTACTGTTAACCATTTTTCTTTTGGTTCTTTATCAGTAGTTGCTACTACAGGAGTAACATCTGGCTTGTCAAGCAGTAAAGTCTTGAATACAAATTCGTGGTCACAAACGTCACATATCCTAACTGAAGCATGATGCAAGCATCTGCATTCAGGGCATTTTTTCATTATAGCTTGACCTTTGCCTTTGCCTTTTTCCTTAGGTATAGTTACGTTGTTTATCGGGCCAAGTCTTTCTGTGTTTCCAGCAAAATCAAGAACTAAGCAATGTGTCTTATCAGGAGCTACCCTAAGACCCCTACCTACCATTTGTACGTGAAGTACAGCAGATTTTGTAGGCCTTAGCAAAGCAATTAAATCAACGTTGGGAGCATCAAAACCAGTAGTAACCATGCCAACAGAAACAAGAGCTCGTGTGCTTCCATGTTTAAACCTTTTTGTAACTTCAGTCCTGTCTTTGGTCATTTTAGAGTGCAACACATCAGCATCAATATCGTTGCTTATAAGCTCTTTGCAAATGTTGTCAGCATGGTCAGTGTCAATAGCAAATATAAGCCATTTTTTGTAATTATGCCCATATTTTATAAGCTCTTCAACAGCGTTTTCTGTTATACTATTTCGGTCAAATCGCTCGCCTAGCTGCTTTACGTTATAATCACCAGCAGAAGTTGCTATACCTTCAGTGTCCATCTCCATTTCAGGAGAAAGGGATATAAGCTTAGTTAAATATCCATTATACACTAATTCATTGAAGTTGTCAACAGAAGTTAAATCATAAGCTAATGAATCAAATAAAGCACCCCTTTCATAAATATATCCATGCCCTGTCCTGAACACAGTAGCAGACATACCTACTTTCCTGCCAGGGTGCTTAGATAACAAGGACCTATACATTCCTGTATCTTTATGATTTACTGTGTGGCATTCGTCAATTACATAAAGATTTGTCCACTTGAACTTATTAGTAAGCTTATAAATGGACTGGATGCCAGCTACAGTTATTTGACAAATTCTCTTCCTACCAAGACCAGAGCTATACAGTCCGATAGGAGTCCCAGGAAAGAACTCACACAAAGCATCGTAATCTTGTTCCAGAATATCCTGAGTGTGGGATAATACAACTACTTTATTATTAGGATATTTGTCAATATATTTTTTAATAAACATCCCCATAATTACAGTCTTACCGGCACCTGTAGGAACTGCAATTACGGGGTTGGAGTCTTGCTTACTTTCCAAGTACGCCCACCAAGCATCCACTGCATCTTGTTGATATTGTCTTGGCTCGAACCTCATGCTATTTCTATAGCCTCGTAATTAAAGCAACTTCGTCTTTGCATCCTTTCGTTAAGGCTGCAATCGTGATGGCCGCAGTGCCAACCGCCATTGTTAGTTGGGCTGCTATGCACACAACTTCTACAGCTTTGTACTATAGTAGCTCCATTATGGCACACATGCCTTGCTGCACAATACTTGCACTCGTACCATGTGGATTGGAATACTTTTTGAGGAGCAGCTTCTTCTAAAACCAAGGACTTAGCTTTGCTTATCAGTGCATCGCCCTCGTTATAGTCAGCCCTTACTCGCTCTATGTAAATGCTGTCGTCATTTTTATTAACAGCTACAAACAAAGCTCTTGTAAGCTTAAGCTTTAGCATGTACAACTGCATTTGTGCCCAGTAAACTGGTTTTGACTGCTTAACCCCTTTGTCCTTAGTGTCTCTAAAGGACTTGTCGTTCATTGTTTTAATTTCAAGTAAATGCTCAGTCTTTGGAGCCTCTATAACTCCAATGCAAAGCCCATCAACATGACCTTTACAGTGCCCATAAGCATCAACAAGCTCTGT